AGGATTTTTATCATACCAATCATAGTATTCTCCCATTACTTCCTCGTAATTTTTTGATCTTAATCTCAGATATACTGGAGTTATAATTTTATCAGGTAGGTCAAGAACATCCTCTTTCAATCTTCTTAATATTGTTGATGATGTTCTATCTCTTAATTCTTCAAGATTACTGGATCCAGTTACATTCCATATTTTTCTACCTCCAGTATTAAATTGATAACCACTGCAATATCTAATGGCGTAGGCCATCCAATTTTTAGCAACAGGGGAATCAACCAAACTTAATAGATTAAAATAATCCATTGGTCTTGAGGTCATTGGAGTTCCTGATAATAACCAAAGTCTATCAACTTTTTTTACAAGGTCATTGATTAGTTTTGTTCTTTGGGCTGAACCATTTTTGATATAGTGTGCTTCGTCAACGATAACCAAATCAAAATTGGAGTTAAGAATTTGCGAGTCAGTTTTTTTCTTAGGGTCATGGAAATTTTTTATTATATCGTAGTTTATTATAACATAGTCGGCATCTGAACTAAAATTTTTACCTTCGGCAATGTAGACAGATTTATCAGAGTAATTTTCAATTTCTCTTTTCCAGTTAATTTTAAGTGTTGCTGGACAAATGATTAAAACTTTTTTTGAGTTGGCTTCTATAGCGGCAATAATAGTGGAAGTAGTTTTGCCAAGTCCCATATCGTCAGCCAAAATGAACTTTTTATTTTCAACCAATTTTTGGATAGCTTCTTTTTGGTGAGATAATGGTGGACGGTGAGAATATTTTTCATAATTAATTACAACATTTTTAACGGTATTATCTTTTATGATTGCGGCTTTTGGCAACCAAAAATCATGGAGTTCTTGTGATTCAGTTATTTTACCCCAAATGTGATAAGCCTTTTCTTTATCTGCCAATAACTTTTCAACCCATATCTTTTCAGGGATTACGGTTAATAATTTATCATCAGCAAGTTTTTGTGCGAAGTAAGCGTCAAGTATAACCCACTTTTTGGCGACCTTTGGTGTCTTATCATGATTGGCAATAATATATTCGGATTGACTTCTTGTTGGGTAGAATTTTTTATTAATTTGGGATTTTCTTTTTATCTCAAGCAAATAGTTATTCGCACCCTCATATGTTTCCAATAAGGACATTGCTCTTGATTCTAAACTTATTTCCATCTATTAAAAAATCTTTGTATTAAATATAGTTATCTTTTGAGTATTTATCAATATGGAAAATTTAGTACCTATAACTCGTTTAGGAAAATTCTTTGGTGGGGAAGATCTCGCACTTGATATTGGTATGGGAGAAGAATGGCTTCTCGGCGATATGAATTTCACAGTTATACTTTATCGTATTGATAGGTATAAAACAAAAACAGATGATGTCTATGGTGAAGTTCTTGAAGATGGTATTCAATTTTTGGCTCCCGTTGAGTTAAAAGGTCTTGTTCAAATAATGGCTCCAACAAACAAATTATTGGGTAATTCAAAAGTTAAACAAGATGAACCAGGTAATATGAAATTTTCCATTTATCAAAAAACTTTGGATGATATTAATGTGAATATTTTTATGGGTGATTATATTGGGTATTATGAATCTGAAGATAGAGTTAGATATTATACCGTGATTGATGATGGTCTTGTTGTTTCAGATAATAAACACACATATGGTGGAGTTAAACCATTCTACAGAACGGTTACCGCAACATGGGTAAGTGAAAACGAATTTAGAGGAATATAATGAAAGTTATTATAACAGAATCACAATTTGATTCATTATTTATTGGTAAGAAAGTTATGGTGTATTATAATTTACACAAACATACCTTTTCGGTTACATATGATAGTAAAGTTATAATGCATGCCGATTATGTTAAACTTGAAGATGTTGAATTTAGAGTTAGACAAGGTGGTAAATCAAAAGTTCGTGATGAAAAAAGAAAAAATGTTCATGCCTTTGTAATTGGAAAATTATTGGATTATTGTGAATATCCTTGTGATGATTTACCTGTCACAAAGTTTGGAAAAATTGTGACATATGACCCATACAAGTTTGATACTTTTGTGTATAAAGATGGCGAAGAACCAGTTTATAACGCAAAAGAAGTGGATATGATTAATTCAAAAAATAAAATAGTTGTAACAAAAAAGTAATATGGGATTTCCAAAACAAATAAAAAAAACATTACCGTTAGTTCCAAAAAAAACATTATATGCTCGTAGAGAGCAATTATTGGAATACATCAACAAAGATGGGACTTATCTTCCTAAGTCAGTTTTGCATGCTGATTTGGATAGAGGAATGCTTGATTTTGTTAAAGGAGATTTACAAGTTGTTACCGCAGGAAAAATTGTTCCGATGTTGGATATTTTAATCACAACACAAAACTGGTCACAATATGTTGAAACGGCACAATTTGTTGATATGGATAATAATCCTGAACCGCCATTTATTACTGTTGTTAGAAGCCCTGAAGTTAAGTATGGTACAAACCCATCACTTCAATATACAATTCCAAATAGAAAACAATTTTATTATGCCTCAGTTCCAACTTGGAACGGTAATGAACAAGGTATGGATATCTACACAATACCTCAACCAGTTCCAGTTGATATCAATTATAGTGTTAAAATTGTATGTAATAGAATGAGAGAATTGAATGAACTTAATAAGATTGTAATGCAAAAGTTTTCATCAAGACAAGCATATACATTCATTAAAGGACAATATGTTCCAATAGTTATGAATAATGTTTCAGATGAATCTCAAATGACAACTGAATCAAGAAAATTTTATCTTCAATCTTATGATTTTACAATGTTAGGATATCTTATTGACGAAGAAGAATTTCAAGTTAAGCCGGCAATTCAAAGGGTTACACAATTATTTGAAGTTGATACAAGAACCCCAAATAGAAAAAGAAATAAATTTCCAAAAAATCCTGATGAATTTGATTTTAATTTTCTTTTTGTTTCAGGCGTTACCATATTAGTTGATGTAATTGATTTTACCGCAAACATGAGTTTAGTAGGAAGTGATAATGTTCAGACTTATGATGTGTATATCAATAACAATTATTATGGAAGCGATGTTAACATCATACAAATTACAACTAATGATGTTTTAAGGATAGAAGTTACAAAAATAGATGACACTTTACAGTCAGTTATTCAGTTTGAAAACAAACTAGTTTAATCCTCACCATAGATATCTTTCTTCTCTTTACACTTTTCTATAATTAAATTTTCAAGAAATTTATAGATTTTAATTCCCCTCTTATCACAGTATATTTTCAATATATTGTGTGATTCAGGTGATATCTTTATGTTCTTTATTTCTTTCTTTGTTTTCATGGTGAGAAAAAAGGTAGAATAAATTCATACCGTTTACAAATACATATCTAAAAGTAAAGTTTTTTCACCTTATACGTAATATTTATCATTAAAATAAATCTGTAATAGAACTAATTAATAATGGCAACAGCACAAGCAAACAAAAAAGTATACGTATCACCTGGAGTATACACATCAGAAACGGACTTATCATTCGTCGCTCAAAGTGTAGGTGTAACGACGTTAGGCATAGTTGGGGAAACAATTAAGGGCCCAGCTTTTGAACCAATTTTCATAACTAACTACGATGAGTTCCAAGCCTATTTTGGTGGAACGGAACCCGTTAAATTTGTGAACACACAAATTCCAAAATATGAGGCTGCTTATATCGCTAAATCATATTTGCAACAATCAAACCAACTTTTTGTAACAAGAGTATTGGGTTTATCGGGATACGATGCAGGTCCTTCTTGGACAATCACCGTAACTGCTAACGTTGACCCTTTAACTATTGGGTTTACGGCAGCTTCTGCTGGAACAGTATTTACCGCAGCTTTTACAGGTAGTAATTCTGCAAATACTGTAACATTAGATACATCAACTTTACCTCTAACAATGCAGGATAGTTATACTAGTCAATATAGATTGAGTGATGGAAGCGTCTCAACTTTAGAACGTGATTTTAATTATTACATTAGTAATATTACAGATACTTTAAACGCTTCTGGTAATACATGTGTAATTTATGGTTCAATACCTGCAGATGATTGGTATTCGTTGGTAAGTGTATATTCAAATATTGAAAATGTTTATGGAGTACCAGGAGATGGAGATATAGAATATAATGATTTAAGTTCAGGTTCAAATGATCCTTGGTATTATGCAAACTTTGATAACTACTCTGCGGATAATTATTCAGGTTATTCTTTTGATTATGTTGTTAGTTCAGTAGTATCAGGTTCTGGTGATTCATACACAGGTGTAATATCAGGAACTATATATACTTTCTCAGGAACTGCTTATAGTGAATATAACAACATGGTTGTTGCTACATTACGTTCAAGAGGTATTTCAGAATACACTAACAATGCCGATTCTGAAAATCACGGGCCTAAATATGAAACAACAGGATTAACTATGGTTTGTGATGGTTCATATTCTGGAGTAAGTACAAATCCTTATGGAACATTCTTATTATCAGGAGCAACTAAAGATAATACAACATTCCAATTTGAGACTTCATTATTGGCTTCTTCTTCAAAATACATTACAAAAGTATTTGGTGTTGATAACTTTGGTAAATCAAGATATACAGTACCTGTATTTGTTGAAGAATCTTATCAATCATCTTTAAATATTGCATATCAAAAAGGATATATTAAAGGATTAAATTGTTCTTTGATTGACCTTCCAGATGCTAGAAGTGAAGATAATACATCAATAGCATATAATTTGGAAAGATACCAATCACCTGAAACACCATTTTTTGTTTCAGAATTAAGAGGTAATAAAGTTTATAATTTATTTAAATTTATATCAATTTCTGATGGAGATTCTGCAAATATGGAAGTTAAAGTTTCAATTGCAAATCTTTCATTTAATAATATGTCATTTGATGTATTGATTAGAAATTTTTATGATACAGATGCAGCTCCTGTTGTAATTGAAAAATTCACTAATTGTAATATGGATCCAGGTTCTAACAACTTCATTGGTGTTAAAATTGGTACTTCAAATGGTGAATACGCTTTGATTTCAAAATATATTATGGTTGAAATGGCTGATGGAGCACCTATAGATGCAATTCCTTGTGGATTCCGTGGTTATATTCAAAGAGAATATTACAATGTTACCGATTTCCCATCACCATATATTCAATATAAAACAAAATATTTTTACCCTGGTGAAACTATTACAAATCCTCCATTTGGTGGAGCGGCTAACACAACAGAATCTGCTGGAGATATTGTTAGAAGATCTTACTTAGGATTTTCAACTCAATACGGAGTTGATGAATCATTTTTAACTTATAAAGGAAAACAAACTCCAGCTAGTTGGATTTCAAACCCAACACAAGCTGCGGAACCTTGGAACATTCAAAGTAAAGGTTTCCATATGGATTCAGGTGCAACTGTTGTAACAATCGCAAATACTTTCCAAACAAGTGGTCAAACCGCTTTTGAGTGTGGTACTGCTGATTTTAGATTTGACCCTGAATCTCAAGAGAATCCTTATTACTTTATTTACTCAAGAAAATACACAGTATGTTTCGCAGGTGGATTTGACGGATGGGATATATACAGAGAACACAGAACAAATACAGATAATTTCCAATTAGGTTCAAGTGGTTATTTAGCGGGAGCATATCCTTCTTCAAGATATCCAAACGCAACGGGTGAAGGTTTATTCAAAAGAATCGTAGTACAAAATAACACTCAGGACTTTGGAAATACTGACTACTACGCTTACTTACTTGGTATTCTTAGTTTTGCAAATCCTGAATCAACAAATATTAATATATTTGCAACTGCAAGTATAGATTATGTTAATAACTCTAACTTATGTGAAGAAGCTATTGATATGATTCAGTACTCAAGAGCTGACTCAGTTTATATTGTAACAACTCCTGACTATAATATGTTTACTCCAGATGCTTCAAGTCAATATGATGTTATTTATTCACAAGAAGCAGTTGATAACTTAAACAATACAGGGATTGATTCAAACTACACAGCAACTTATTATCCTTGGATATTAACAAGAGATACTGTTAATAATACGCAAATTTATTTACCTGCAACAGGTGAAGTTTGTAGAAACTTAGCTTTAACAGATAACATAGCATTTCCTTGGTTCGCATCAGCGGGTTACACAAGAGGTCTTGTTAATTCTATTAAAGCTAGACAAAAATTAACTCAAGAAAACAGAGATACATTGTATCAAGGTAGAATTAACCCTATTGCAACTTTCTCTGATGTTGGTACTGTAATTTGGGGTAATAAAACATTACAAGTTGCGGATTCAGCATTGAACAGATTAAATGTTAGAAGATTATTATTACAAGCTCGTAAGTTGATTTCAGCGGTAGCTGTAAGATTATTGTTCGAACAAAATGACCAAATCGTTAGACAACAATTCTTGGATAGTGTTAACCCAATCTTAGATTCAATTAGAAGAGATAGAGGTTTATACGATTTCCGTGTAACAGTTTCTTCAACCCCTGAAGATTTAGATGCGAATAGATTAGTGGGTAAAATATACCTTAAACCAACGAAGGCTTTAGAATTCATAGATATTGAATTCTTTATCACTCCAACAGGAGCTTCGTTTGAAAATATTTAAAACATGTAAGGGGGAAGATTAACTTCCCCCTTTATTAGCCAATATGAAAAGAATAGTAGAAGGATTTAAGTCAGAACATACACCAGATATGAAATATTATGCCTTTGATTGGGATGATAATATTGTTAATATGCCTACCAAAATTATGGTAAAAACTGAAGATGGTGATGAAATTGGAATGAGTACTGATGATTTTGCCAAATATAGACATGATTTAGGTAAAAAACCTATAGATTATAAAGGTGAAAAAATTGTTGGGTATGCGGATAATCCATTTAGAAACTTTAGAACTGAGGGTGATAAAGATTTTTTAATAGATGCCATGACGGCTAAAAAAGGACCAGCATTTGATGATTTTAAAGAGGCAATAAATAACGGTTCAATTTTTTCAATAATCACTGCAAGAGGTCACAATCCAAATACATTAAAACAAGCAATTTATAATTATATAATAAATGGTTTTGGTGGTATAGATAAAGCCCAATTAGTTAAAAATCTTAGGAAGTATAGAACATTTGCGGATGAACAAGATATGTCTGATGATGATTTAATTAGGTCATATTTAGAACTTAACAAATACCATCCAGTTTCTTTTGGAACTACAAATGGTGCTGCTAGTCCTGAAGAATTAAAAGTTATGGCGATGGACGAATTTGTGGATTATGTTAAAGGTCTTGCAGCATTTCTTAATAAAAAAGCATTTCTGAAAAAAGATATAAGTAATAATTTTATACCAGATAAACCTAAAATAGGATTTTCAGATGATGATATAAAGAATGTAGAAAAGATAAGTAAGCATTTTAAAGATAAACCAGATAATATAGTTAAAACTTATTCTACTGCTGGAGGATCTAAGAAAGAATATAAATG